AAAAAAAATTGGTGAAAAATCATGTACAAAAAAAGTGAACAGAAATTAGCTAGTCAGCCCGTATGGGCTAATATCAAGAGAAACCCATTTCGAGCCCGTAGAAAGGCCGTAAGTGCGGCCAAAAGGAAGTTTGATACATTGGACTTCCCTCAGCTCTTGAGAGAGTGCGAAATTCTTACAGCAACTCGCGAAAAGCATTATTGTTTTCATTTCAAAGAATGGACTAAAAATCCAGTTGGAGGAATTCAAAAATGAACTTAGACCGAATTGTGGAAACTCCGATTGGAAAAATGACAGAATCAAACTGGAATATTGTAGTTTGGATGTTGGGTTATTTGGAAGAGCATCATTGGATAGATGCTTTTTCAGTTGGTAGCCTAGACGAAGACTGCTACATAGAGGACCTTCAGGACCTCATAAATGGCATTAATGAACGCTACTCTGTAGAACCTACAGAGAAGCTTCAAAAGATGCTAGAATTGGACTCTTGGAGTGATTCATATGAATAAGTACACAATGTTTAGAGTATCCCAAAAGATGTTATACAATCTGGAAGATTACCTAAACAAAATGGACCCAGAAAATACCTACAATATTGGTTCTGCTTATGGTGGTTGGAGATTAGAAATAATAGATGAAAACCACTGCATAAAATCCGTTCCAGTTGGAAACGGTTTTTATCATCCTAAAAAAGAAATGTATTATTTGATTAATGCATTCATTGAAGGATTTGAAGCAGCCAAAAAAAGGAAAGAATAAGCATGGCAAAAGGCACCCCTGACCTGATGTGGTTGGGGGTGTCAAAATGCCCTATGGGTAGGTAACCTATAAATTTTTTATAATTTTCNACCANAAGTATATATAGTCTTAGATTGTCGAGGGTTTAATGGGAATTAGTGCAGTAATAAATAAGCCAACCCCTTTCTTTGAGGCTAAGGTAAAGCAAGCTCATGACGTTTATGTAGAGGATGGTGGTACGATGGATTTTGATGAGTTTATGCGGATGGCTTGGGCATTTCATAAGATAGAGAGTACTTTTACAGAATCGAGTGTTGATGCATTGCGTCAGGTTATGTTAGTAGATATGGCAAAAGAAGGTCGTTTACCATAAGTATATATAGTAGTGTATATGATGTATATACATGGTATGGTCAAAGACTAAGAAGCGTCCTAAGCGATATTTGATTTCTGTAGGGCGAGATAGGTTGAGAGAGAAGGTCATGGAGGATTTATGGCGTATAGTTACGATAGAGGGTTCTTCGATGGCGGACGAGGTATGGGATGCTTTGTATATGCACGTAGAGAGGCATAAGGATATATTAGAGTCGAAGGATGATGGTGGAGATGGTAGGATACATATGGACCGTGACACAGAGTTTGAGGACACGGTTGCTAATGAGACATATGCTGCACAGGAAGGTGTAGTAGAGGAGATATTGGATGCCGAGCGTAGAGTCGAACAAAGAATGGTTAGAAGCGATTTTTTTAGAAATAAGGGAGGCTTATGAGCGAAGGAAAAGGAAAGGTAGGCAGACCTAGTACATATAGCCTAGCAGATAAGCAGGAGGCTTTTGGAATGTACTTGAATGGTATGAGCTATCGGGCTATTGCGGAGGAGTTGAACAAGCGATATGACTGGGGTTTGAGTATGCGAACTGTACAGAAGTGGGCAGCTAAGATGGGTTGGAAAGAACAACTTACGGAGGTTGAGCATGATTTGGCAGAGGAGGTTAAGCGCACGGTGGTGAAGGATGTTGGCGCACGCATGGCTGAGGTAGAAGAGGTAAGGCAGGAATTTTTGGGCCGCCTACGGCAGGGTAATGCAGAAATCCGCGGGCATGAGTTTGCTAAGATGACAGAGATGTTAAACAACATGGGTGATGTGCAGAAGGAAAAAGACGAGTTGGTGATGCATATTAATGAGTGTATACAGCAGGCGTTGAATGAGACTGACATAAGCAGGGCAAAAAAACAGCATTTTTTGAGGACATATATTGCGTTGTTGCGAGGTGATTTAGATGGATGATTTTAGTTTAAATGACATGGTAGATTTTTTTCAAGAGGGTGATGTTAAGGTATTGTCTGCGGATGAGAAAGGAGTCAAGGAAGTTCCAAAAAAGCGCAATGGATTGAGTGGCGGTCATGTAGCAGGCAAGCGCAAACACACGTTTACTAAGGAAGATTTAGAAAAGCAAATCAGATATATGGACATACGTGCATATTGTTTGAAAAAAATGCAAGTTTCACAAGAATTTAGAGACAAGCACTGGCAGGTAACGGATGATAATTTGAAGATATATATGCAGGGATTGTTTGATGCTTGCGATGATTTTCTTGGATGGTGTGAAGGGAGGATAGACAATGAGTGATAAAAAAATATGTGAATGTGTGGCTTGTAAATATTGTATAGAAAGAATAGAAAAGAAAAATTGGAGAGATACTGATGAGTGATGCGACGCGCGCAGATGTGTGGACGGTTGTTTTGCATGAGTTAATGATGCACATTCAGAAGTTTGTAGATAATAATCCTATGGAGTATAAGGGAAAAGAGATGAAAGCGTACACGACAGCGTTGGGTATGGTAAGTATTCTTTGCAAGAATATGATAGAGGACATAAACAGGGAGCCAGAGAATGTGGAGGTGTAAGGCTTGTGGCATGGTAGTAACACCGATAGATGTAGAGGACCATGGTGGATTTTGTAAGGAGTGTCGCAATGAATAGTTTGCTTGCTATTTTTTTGATAGTGGTAGCATTTATTGCAGGTTTTTGGCTTGGCGTTAACACATATAGGGAGCAGATAAAGAAGAGATTATGAGAAAACGTCATATTGCTAGTGAAGTACATCATATGACTATGTGTGGTCATGAGACTACATATCAGGAGTATGAGAAGATGAAGAAGCGAGATTTGAAGCACGTCAATTGTAAGAAGTGTTTGGAGTTATTGAAATGAAATGGAAGTTTAATTGCTTTGTATGTGGCGAGACGTGGCAAGAGGAACACAGAAAGTTGCACAAAGATGATTTTATATTTAGTGAAAAGAAGGAAGGTCGTCCTATGTTAGATTGTTATAAGTGTAAGATGGACAAAGTATATACACCATTGATGGGGGAGATAGTTGGTAACCGTGGGTGATTATCGAGATAAGGTGATTCACAAGTACATGGGCAGGTCGTTTTGGACGATGTGTGGTCGTTATGTGGATAATACAGAAGGTTTGATGAATGTGACGGCATCTGATAAGGACCATGAGGTAAATTGTTTGGCTTGCAGGAGATTTATTGATGAATAGATACGCAGTTCAGGAGCAGCGCAACAAAGTAAGTCGATTGCTTCGTACAAGTAATAGAAACAGGAACGCGATGCGTTGGAGTAAGAACGAAACCGAGGCGCATATAGACATGAAGTTTGCAATTTGTAAGCAGTTAAAGGAATGGGGACATGAGTTTTACACAGAAGCAGTGTTTGAGCCGTCAGGATTGCGTGCAGATGTAATAGATGCGGACTCTGGTATTGTTTACGAGGTTGTAAATACAGAAGGCAGTGATTCTATTTTAAAAAAACAGCATATGTATCCGTTGGAGATACGAGTTGTTAATGCAAACCAAAAATTTACTAAGGAGTTATTGTTATGAACAATAATTTTGAAGAGGATTTAGAAGACGGTCAGATGGGTGAGCGTGCTGTTAGACATTTTGTCGAGACGCAATGGCACAAGAAGTTTATCACATATGGCAATACGGCCGCTTTTGACATTATGTTTCAGAATAATAAACAGAATCCTATATTTTTTGAGGTCAAGACAGATATGTTTGAAAAAGATTGGGACAAGGGTGGTACAGGTAACATAGCGGTAGAGTACAGGTGTCGTGGTAAGGACAGTGGTATTAAGACAACCATGGCAGATTGGTTTGCATATTACTTTCCTAACTTAAGTGAGAATCATTTATGGATAATTCGCATGGATAAGTTGAAAGAATTGATAAAGGAGAACAAATTTAAGACAGTTGCAGCAGGAGAGCCTGATGAAAAGACAGGAAAAAAAGTAAGTCGTTGTTATTTGATACCTCGGTTTGATTTTCGTGGTTATTTTACAGTAAGTACGTTTGACGGACAGGAGTGGTTACCATCATTAGACTAATTAAGGATGGCAAGGTCATAGAGGAGACAAGCGATTTACATTATATACACGAACAACTTATAATTCATGACAAAGATGTTAAAGACATAGTGATAACTGTACGAAAACACAAGTGATGGACCATAGCAAACACATAACTCAGGCAATCGCAGGTGCTTTAGAGATAATGAATGAGCAGCCACTTANTTTGAATGAGTTCATAGATGAGGTGATGCGAGACTATATGGAGCAGGAGCCGGGAACTTATGTNCCGTTGGGTGAGATGCATCAGCAGTGGGAGGAAAATTTCCAAAAGGGAGAGTTTGCTTCTATAATTTGCGCACGTGGTCACTTGAAAACGACATGGGGGCTGTGTGTATTGGCTTATATGATGCATAAGCAGCCAAACTTTCGTGCTTTGTATATATCTGCGACCTTAGAGCAGGCTTGGGACAAGTTAGAGCAGTTTGAGGAGCTTTGTAAGCGAAGTTGGAGACTTAGTGCTTTTTTAGAAAAGAGTGACGACAAGAAAGTTACAATAAGAAAAAGTGCAAAGAGGTTTAACAATGGAAGTAGGGTGGCTGCTGCAAGTATTGGAAAAGCCCTTGAGGGTCCTCACGTACACATGATTATTTTGGATGACGTTTTGCAGGAGTTTCCTAATTTGACAGATGATAAGGTTATTCATTATGTACAGAGAGTTGTGATGCCAATGCGCCTTCCAGATTCTAAGATGTTGCTTGTAGGTACACAGAAACGTGTAGGTGACATAACTGACTGGGTGTCTGAGAGTTCTGAGTGGAATGTGATACGACATCCAGCACTTTTGGAGGATGGAAGTCCTAGGTGGCCAGAGTATTGGAATCAAGAGCGGTTAGATACAGAAAGGGAGACAATGGGAAGTCGGGCGTTTGAGTCTGAGTATATGTTAAATCCATTGGACCCAGAAAGTGCAGTTATACCGTATGAGGTTCTTCAGCGTTGTTTAGATGAAAATCTTGATATGGGGTTGCCAGAGTACAGTGACGATATAAGCGTCGTAATGGGCGTTGACTTGGCTGTGGGTATGAACAGTCAGAATGATGAGACAAGCTACTGTATTGTGGCTTATAATAAGCGTACGGAGCATCGTAGGTTACTATACAGTTGGACAGGTAAGGTAATGGCAAAAGGCAGTGGTTGGTTAGAGACTCAGGTGTTGAAAATCAGAGAGCTTGCGAAACGTTTTAATCCAGAAACGATAATGATAGAATCGAATGGGTATCAGAGACTTGTGGTTCACAGTGCGTCAGATTTGGCAGGATTACCAGTCGAAGGACACAACACGGGACGCGAAAAGCACTCACACGATGTGGGTATACCGGGGTTGGCCTTGGAGTTTGAAAAAGAGAGATACCAGATTCCGTGGCAAAAAGAAATAAGAGAAGCAAGCAGACCGGGACCTAGAAAGTTGACAGATGGTTTGAGTAGGTTAGTTTACGGTAAAAACGGAAGATTAGAGGGTCACACGCCTGATGCAGTTATGGCGTTATGGATGTGTGAGTTAGCGATTAAAAACAAGAACAAACGCGGACTTGCGTATGTTAGTTGGGATTACATATAGAAAAGGTTATATACACAATGCACATACAAGACATCCAACCACACTATGAAAAAACGAACGAGGTTGGAAATTTATGGAATCAGTGACTCTACCAAAGAGGGCCTTAAAGAGATTGCTAAGGCGGAGAATGTTCCCACAGGCGTCTTAGTAGAACCGCTGCTTAGAAGGTACGTTCGGGAGTATCATGGGCGATAAGCGAGATAGGTATAAGATTCCTCGTGGTGTAAAGAAGGAAGCATTGCAGGGTAGAGATTTACGAGCGATGCATGGTTATGGTGGTGGCAAGGTTACAAAATCTATTAACCGTAAGTTAAGGTATCAAAAGGATGTAGGATACAAGACGGCAGTAAAAATAGATACATATTATAGAAGGCATGAGAAGGTAGACCCGCCAGCGGAGAACTTTGGCGACAAGAAGAATCCTAGTAAGGGATATATTATGTGGAAGATGATGGGTGGAAACTCAGGTCACAGTTGGAGTAAAAGGTTGAAGAAAAGTCTTGATGTAATACAAAAAAAGGAAAAGCTTAATAAGATAATGACTAAAGTGGAGGCGATACAACTTGGCATGGTACGATAGATTGTTGGGGCGTAAGCCAGTGCGGAAGCGTTCCGCGTTAGAGGAATTGATAGAGAGAAACACAGCTAATATTGTAAAAGATGCAAGAACGCCTGCATATGGAACTTCAGGCAGTAATCGCGCATTTAAGGCAGATATACTTCCTCCAGTAGACCAGAATTATCTTGAGCAGTTGGCAGATAGGTATTCTCACCTAAGGACTGTAATCACTCGTATAGCTTCTCAGTCTGTCGCCAAAGGGTGGGAGTACCACGCTGTTGGTGATGCAGGTGACAAAGAAGAAAGAAAGATGTTAGAAAAGTTGTTACGAGACCCTACGGGCGGTAATGCAGATATTACAGCAAGTGAGTTCTTTAAGGCAATGATACGACAGGTTGAGGTTTTCGATGATTGTTGGATAAGTGTTGTTTATGACAGGATACAGGGTAGTGATGATAAGATAGTCAAGGAGCTTTGGGTAGAGGATGCAAAGCAGATGCGTTTTGCAGTTGATGATTATGGTAAGTTTAAGAATGAAGAATATTTTGATGTAATTACTAGAGAGCCTTTAGAAAAAGGCGCATTAGGAGAAGGAGGGTTTGAAGCAGAGCCTATGGCATATTTTTATGACATGGGACAGGATGAAGACAAGATTCCTTTTGCAAGAGATGAGATAATTCATTTCAATAAATACAGTGCGAATGCCAGATTGTATGGACAGTCGCCGATTATAGGTCTTTCTAAGAAAATAGAAACCGCTCTCGCCATTGAGAACTTCCAAAACAAAATCTACAAATTAGAGAGGCCACCTAAGGGTTTCTTGGATATTCCCGGCCATGATGAAGAGAGCTTAAACAGATTGGGAGAGTACATAGCAGAGGAGACAAGACGTAATCCTAACTTTGTACCAATCATAAGTAGTAGGGGTGAAGGTTCAAGCGGACAAGCGAAGTTTGTGCCAGTTATGCCTAACATGGATGAGTTGATGGCATTGCCATATATGGAGCGCATTAACAACGACATAAACGCAGCTTATGGCGTTATGCCAATAGTAACAGGAAGTACGGCAGGCGTAGGTGGTTTGAATGCAGAGGGTGAGCAGATATCTTTGTTTGACAGGACTGTGTTAGAAACACAACAATGTTTGGAGATGGGATTCCTTAGGCCATTAATGAGGTTGATGGGTATAACAACATGGAAGGTTAAGTTTGCAGATATTAATACAAAGAACGAGCAACAAGCATTAGCAAATATGTTACAGAAAGCAAATATAATTACAGTATTAAATAAAGTAGGAATAGAGGCAACATTAGATAAAGATGGTAATTTGGTACTTCCAGATAAGCCACAAGTAAGTATGCCAGAAGAAGCTAAACCAGAAGTAGGGGCGTTGAAACCGTGAAGAGTTGTAAGAAGTGTATGGCAGGAGAAAGTAGAGTTAGATTGATGTCTAACGGATTTTGCGAAGAGTGTGAGCATGACAGAGCTTGGAATAATAAAGCAGAGTACATGAGACAGTACAACAAGAACAGTAGAATGTTAATGAGACAGAAGGCTGCACAGGAAGTAAATCGTAAGTGGAAAGAAAAATACGGTGATGCATCTGTTGAAGAAGTAGCTGCATACAAATGAAAACGACAATGACCGTTAAGGGCGGTAAGGGATTTTCAAGAACTCTTAATTTTTGGAAGAAGCAAAGTAATTGGAATAAGATATTAATGAAAGCAGGTAAAAATGTTGCAGAAGAGATTAAAGAAGACGGTATCAAAAGATTATTTACAAAGTTTAACAGCGTTACAGGTAAATTAAAAAAGAGTTTTACATCTGTTGTAACAAGGCGAGGTAACAATGTATTTATTACAGTTAAGTCTACACATCCTGCGGCAGGCATTATGGAGTATGGAGGGTATGTTAAGATGCCAGCATATACTGATGATTATGATACTAACTTGACTCCTTATGTTAACAAGTGGTCTGGAGGAAATGCAGAGATGTATAGTACACAGGATAGAGCAAAATACATGGCATTAAAAATTGAACAAAATCAACCATTTTCACAAGGTACTTTTGCTTTTACTAAAGCAAGGCGTAAGGGAATGAAAAAGTTAGAAAGTGAAGTTATGCGTGTAGGACATCGCATGAAAAAAGAGGCTTCCGGAAAGTAATTATTATTTATATACACGCAGCCAATCTTAGGCCGTGGCAGACGCTAACAATACTAACTGGAAAGTTTACCGACCTGAGTGGTATAACGAAAGAATCTTAGAGACGTTTATTAGCTCGCCTATTATCGATAAACAGAACGATAAGATAGGCACTGACACGATTAAAGAGTCCATGGATTTCTATATGAAATACGGGGTTTATTCATACAAGCATGAAGAGATGCCAGTAGGGCTACCTCTTGCATATAAGGTTAAAGACGGTAAAGTCAAAATACGTGTAGGGATACACAACAAACTTCCGATGCATGATAGAGTGTGGGAAGAGATGAAGATTTACGGTGACAAGGGCGGCTCCTCTATTAGAGGTGAAGCTGAGAAACAAGAGAAGGTCTGCGAAGGAGACGTCTGCCACAACAACATCTCCGAGTTGTCTCTTTGGTCCGTATCATGGGTTGGCAACAGGCCAGCTAACCCAGAAGCTACTGTTACACAAGTAGCAGCAGCCAAAGCAGCAGAACCTGTAAAGGTGACAAAGCAAGTAACACTAGATGAAATAGAACAAATGGTAGAAAAGATAATAGAACGCAAGAATGGTAAGTATTGTCTTTATGCTAAGAAGAATAGAAAGTTACTTGGATGTCATGATACTAAAGCAGGTGCGGTAAATCAAGAGCGAGCAATACAAGCTAGAAGATTTAGTAAAATGAATGAAGAGCTTGATGGTATTCTTGATATGATAAANAAGAAACCTTGCGAAGCAGGTTATGAGATGATAGGAACTAAATTGATGAGAGGCAAGAAGGTTCCTAATTGTGTTCCTATTGGTAAAGCCGAGTATCAAGGTAGGAAGGTGAACCTTAACAAACCTTTTCGGTTAAAGGGTGAGAACAAGAAGTTTGGGGTTTACGTAAAAAACGAAAAGGGTAATACAGTACAATTAAAGTTTGGTGACCCTAAGATGGACATTAAGCGTGATGACCCTGACAAACGTAGAAACTTTAGAGCAAGACATAATTGTGATAGTCCCGGCCCTAAGTATGAGGCAAGGTATTGGTCTTGTAAGATGTGGAGTACTAAGAATGTATCTAGTATATTAAATAAGATAGACGAACACATATGGGATATTGCAGGAATTA